TGTCCTATAATTTTATCTGCTGATTTTAATAAATCAATACCTTTATCTATTTCATCTGGTTTAAATGAATAAACTTTATCATTTTCATCAACTGCTACTAAACACCATATAGTTGTAGCGTCTAAGTAAAGACCGTTTGTTTCTATATCAAATACTAATTCCATTTTCTTGTACCTCAAATTCTGTCATGTTTTCTTCTGCTAGTCTACCTGTATCTTTATCATATACTAATGAACTTGCCATACCTACATCTCCTGTGTATCTAGATTTTAACACACGAAGTTTTGTTGTTCTTGCCTCCAGTTCATCATCTGATTGTTGATTTCTTTCTAATGCTATCACACAATCACTTAATTGTCCAATACTATTTGACCCACGAAGATGTGAGAGAGAAACTTCTACACCGTTCTCATGTCCTTTATTACCATCCACCCTACGTAAATGTGATACAAGTATTAATCCTGCTCCTGTTTCTTCAACCAAGCTACGAAGTCTAGTCATGATAGAATCAATAGCTCTTCTTTCATCTCCCTCATGCACAGCACTAACAAGCATATGTAAATGGTCTACCACAACCCACTTACAATCACAACCAACTATAAGATATCTTAGCTTTGCAAAGATGTCATCTATCTCGTTAGTGCCAAAGTGTGCATGAATGAAAACTCTATCCTCTTCAAATACTTTATCAAACATTTGCATGATAGTATCTTTATCAAACTTTTCTCGTTCTTGGTCAATATATAGTCTTGCATTAGCCTCAATGGAAAGTATACCGTCAACTGTTCTTTTCCAATCTTCTTCCAATGCAATCACACCTACATTATCTTCTGTCTGATTAATAAGCCAATGCTCTAACTCCCTAGTAACACTAGACTTACCTAGTCCTGTGCCACCAGTAAGAGTTATGAGTTCCCCTTGCCTTAAACCATATAACTTTTTATTTAATCCTTCCCAAGGAAAAGGTATGCTTTCTTTTTTCTTTCTATTTAAATAAGATTGTTTCTTATCTGATACTTGTATGATACCACTAGGAGTATATACCTTTGCGTCCCACCATGCTCTTGTAAACTCTTGATGCTTACCTTGTTTGAGCATATCGTTTGCATCCTTGTAACCATTTGGTAGTATTACAATTTTTGCTTTGCCCGGTTTTAAAATCGTAGCTACTTTCTGTGCAGCTTCTTGTCCTTGCTTGTCTTTGTCAAAACATAAAACAACATTGTCAAAACTTTCTACATATTCTAAACTTTCTTTTATATCTTTTACTGCTGCTGCAGCTCCTCTCTTAATTGAAACTACTGCCCACTTGCTACCTAGCAATTCATATCCTGCCATAGCATCACACTCGCCTTCAACTATAGTAAGATACTTACCACCTTCTTTGAATAAGTTTTGTCCAAACAATCCAGAGCCTTGTAAAGACCCATTAAAAGAAAATCTTTTATCTTTTATGTACCTAGTCTTTGTAGCACAAAGCTCATTGTTTATATAAAAAGGATATAAGTGTTGAGCTATCTGTCCATTCGAGTCATAAATAACTTTAACTCCATACTTTTCTGCTGTTTCTTTTGTGATATTTCTATCAATTAGTTTACCAAATATACCTCCATGAGGATTTACAATGGTAGTTGGTTGTTTATATTTTTCCATTGGTGTCACCTTGTTTTCATAATTACTATAAAATTTGCCACAGCTAAAACATTTAGCCGAGCCATCTTCATTTACTGATACAGCATCAGAACTGCCACAAGCATGACATGATACATGATACTT